TAAACGTCGCACCGTCCAGGTTCGCAGCCTGCAGCGTGAACACGAAGCTCGGAATGCGGTCTCCTTGCGGCGTCAGGTTAAAGTCCTTGAACACCGCCGTGAGGTAGCCCCGATACGCAAGCGTGTTACCCACGCCGAAGAACGCTTCGAGTGTCGGGTGGGGTTCCTGGTCCTCGGCGCCGTACATAAAGTCGACGCCCTGGATGAACTGCAGGCTATCCTTTCGGATGGGGCTCCCCGGCGTGGCATCGTACACGAGTTTGCCGTCCATCTCGATGCGCAGGACGCCGACGATAGTCGTCCCACGTAGCTCACTCGACTCGCAGATCTGAATGGCAAAGTCTTGGTGCGCTTCGTAGGTTACGTTCTCCGTGCCGCTCCCCTTGCCGCTGTCCTTCTTTTTGACCTGCCGGCGGTCAGTGACAGCCACAAGGGTGCCTGCGATGCGCGCCGTGCCTTGGATCCACGCGATCGGCGTGCCGTCTGTACCTGACTGCGATTGACCATCGCCGATCTTGGGGCCGTAAATTTTCGTGGGGTCGATGGCGCCCCCAATGTAACCGCCCACGGCCATGCCGATCTGCATGCCGACCGTGCCGCCAAAATAGGCGCCGATGGCCCCGCCGACTACTGTACCGATTTGGCCGCCAGACATTAGGGTCTAAACCTCATGTAGATGTATCCGATCCACTCGTCGTCCATGCGATGCTCGACGACCATTCGCTGTTGCGCGTAGGAATGGAGGATAGCGTAACCGCCGCTGGGGTGGTCGGTAACTATGCCAACGTGCGACGGGTCACCGACCATCTTGAGCAGGACGATATCCCCTTCGGCCATCGGCTCGGCGGCGTCCAGCGGGGCGCCGAAATTCTCCTCGAGTAAACCCTCGAGGCGAGCCTTGTACGGCGTACGCCCATAGCCGTCGGCATCCTTCAAGGTGCGTCCTGCGGCGGCCATCCCGTACACCAGCAACCCCGCGCAGTCGACGCCACGGCTGCTCCTGCCCTGATGCTTGAATCGCGTCCGGGCGTCCCGCAGGGAACGCGCTGCGGCAAGGAAGCGTGTGCGCTCCTCATCAGTCAGCGCGGGACCCAGAACACGCATATCAAGCCGCCCCGCCGGGGGCTTGCAGGTCCGTCGCATTGGCTCGCGGCATATCGGCCTCGGAGCGCATGTTGAGCAAATTGAGATAGCTCTTGCACATATCCTTCGACTTGTCGCAATCGCGGCGGATTTTCATGGTGTCGCCTACCTGCACCGGTAAATAGGTGGGGAACACCAGGGTGAGCAATTCGGTCACAGGATCGTAGTCCTCGATCTCGTACTCACGGCCTTCGGCGGTACCACTCTGCCACCACACCATTCCCGGCACGACGAACCCATCGGGAAGGGCGGATACTTTGAACGTGCGGTCGTCTTCGGGCCCCACCTCGGTGACGGTCGCATCGACCCAGACCAGCGGCATTTTGCAGCGCTCGTCGCCGAAGGACGCGCGACAACTGATCGAGGTCAGCTCAATGATGGCGCGCTGCTTGAGCTGCTGAAGCAAGGAGCGGAGCTCAATCGTGGCCGCCCCCGTGTCAGAGCGCCGTACCTGACCCACCGTGCCGCCGCTAATGATGACGTGCCCCGCCGTGAGAGCTTCGTAGTCCACCAGCATGAGTTTGAATGGCGCGCCGTCGTACTCGCCCTGGTCAATCGCTTCGGGTGTCATGCCGTCAAAGGTGAACTGCGAGAGGAGTGACGATGCCTCGGCATTGTCCACGCTCAGGTCCATGGCCGAGACCTGATCGGAAGGGGTGAAACCGTTCTTCGCGCGATAGGTGATCGGCCCGAGGCTATCGCCTGCATCGTACGTAACATCGGTATCCAGAGACGTGATGCCGAACGCAGGCATACGCGAGGGTCGGATCTGCAGCAGCGCGCACTGCGTGGTTCCCCCGGGCGTGAAGCGGTAGATGAGCGGCGTGGGTACGGTGCGACTCATTCGTCCAAGACCTCGATAAGGTCAACACTTCCGTTCTGCAAGTATCCTCCTGCGTTGGCGTTGTCCAAGCTGAAAGGAAGGTAGTCAATGTCAAAACGCACTTGTACGTCGAACGTTCCGCTCCAACGCAACACAGTGTTGAGCGGGGGCGCGTTGTCGAAGGTGATAAGTCCGGTTAGCGAATCCACCGAGTAGGTATTCGTGGCCTGTACAACACCATTGATGGTCACTGATAGGCCATCCAACTGTGGTTTTGTGATGATGCGCTCGTAGCTCGCCGCGCCCACCTGACTCGTTTTCTTCAGCCGGTATGCGACGCTAATTCCGTCAGCCACTGCAAACTCTGAGTTCTCTGCTTGATAGTCAGCCCAGTCCTTGTGAAGGAAGGTGTGCAACCTGCCCCGCACAATGAGAAAGACTTCCTTTATCGACAGGTATGCCTCGTCTGGCACGGCTATGAAAGGCACCGTGTACTTGTGGCGGCAAATAGCCCAGTCACCGTTACGATATTCTCGACCATTCTGGGCGTTCTTGATGTCGGTCTGGAACTCAGGGCCGCCCGTGAAGCCAAAGCCCGGGCACTGCGCGATACTGATAGGGTAGAAAGCCATTATCCGTTCCGTCCGGAGGCAACACGCAACTTACGCTCTGTGGCGGATGCTACCTGATCGGCGGTCCGGCGGCTCGTGGTGGGCTGCACATACACATTGATGGCGCGGCCGCCTCCGCTCATGCCGCGCGTTGCGGCATTGGTCGAGATGCTTCCCGCGCTAGACGGCCGAAAGAACTCGGGACCGTGCTCCCCCACAAGGTAGCCCATGCCCGCCATCACAGGGCCGCCATTGGAGCGCGCACCGCCGAACAGACCCAGCAGGCTACTCAACCAACCGCCGCCACTATCCGACGCGCCGGTCACGGCGGCTTCGGAGTTGGCGATACTGGCTGCCTCGTAGCGGGACGCCGTGCCGCCATTGGCGCTCAACAGGCCGCTGAGTAGACCGCCTGCGCCACCCGACCCGCCGAACAGTCCGCCCACCTGGCCAGTCTTGTCATAATTGCCGAACAGGTACTTGGCAAGATCCGCCGCGACGATCTGAGCCGCGGCCTTGCGGAGCATGTCGGCAATGCCCCCCAGGAAGCCTTTAATGCCTCCCTTGAAACCCTCGCCCGTAAGCGCGTCGGCAATGGCGTCCTGGATCCCCTTGGCCGCCGTTTTCGCGAACTCGCCGGCGGTATCGGCCTGCTTCTGTAGGTCCGAGATGGTTTTCTGGTGGATCGTGTCGAGGGACTGCAGCTGGGACTGGTAATCTTCCGGGGTGATCTGAAGCGACTCGAACTGCTTGTCCAGCGCCTCCAGTCTCTTCTCGTAATCACGGTTGGCCGATGCCAGCCCGACCACGCCTGCCGCGGCGCTCTGGGCGTCTTTGGCCTGCGCAGCAAGGTCCAACGTCTGACCGTGCGTGGCGAGTTGCTCTTGAGCAAACGTGGCGTCCTCAGTCGCCTTGGCCAGCGCTTTCATCTTGTCCGTGAACGCGTCGACCTGCGCGCTTGGGATGCCGTCCTTCGTGTACTTGGCTGCCTGCTCCGTGATCTTCACGAGTGCTTCGTTGTAGGCGTCGACGGCTGGGATGTTCGTCTTGTTCAGCGACTGGCTGGCGTCGTCGATCGCCTTCTGCATGTCCAGCGTGGCCGACGCGACGCGCTTGGCCTGGGCTTCCGCCTCGGCCTGGGCTTTACGTGCGGCGCGGTCCGCTTCGGATTGGGCTTTGCTGGCCGCCGCGGCATTCTTCTGAGCGTCGAGGAACGCCTGCTGCTTCTTGAGCGCGTCGCTGTCCGACACCGGGCTGGGCGTGGCGGCCTTGGGTACGCTGTTCTCAAAAGCTGCGGCGATACCCGCCGCGCTCTTTCCCGAGCCCTGGCCGAAGGTGGACAGCACGTCCTTACCTGCGGCCTTCAATTCCTTGGCGCTGGCCGTCGCGGCATCGAGGTCAGCCTTATCCTGCTTGATGGTTGAACTGAACGTCCCGGTCGCCAGGTTCTTGAGCGCCTGCGGGCCGGTCGAATCGGCCGCCAGCTTGGCCGCGGCCGCCAGCTGCTTGAACTGAGCGACCAGACCCTGCACGCCGATGACGGCCAGCTGCACCGTGTCATACACGTAGCGCACGGCATCGCCAACCGTTTTGACCGAGTCGGCTTGGCTGCTCACGTCCTGGAAGCGCTGCTCGAGCACCAGCAGGTCGGGCAGCAGATTGGCCGCCAACTGCGTGGCGAATCCCGCAACCTGTGCCTGCAGCCGCGTGATGTTGTCGTTGAACTCCTCAGCGGCCTTGCCGGTCAGCGTGTCGATCACGATGCCGAACCGCTCGGCCTCGTCGCCCAGTTCCTTGAGGGACGCCGCGCCACCGTTCAGCAGCGGGATCGCGTTGGCGCCGGACTTGCCAAGCAACTGGATCGCAATGGCGGTCTTGCCGGCGCCATCCGGCAACGCTTGAAACAAGTCGGCCAGGTCGCCTAGGACCGCCGTAGGTGAACGCAGTGAACCATCCGCATTCTTGACCGCGATGCCCAGCGAGGAAAATGCCTGCGCCTGCGCGGCAGTGCCCTTCGCTGCCTCTACTTGGTTCTTGGAGAGCTTGGCCAGCGTAGTCGTGAGGTCTTCCGTGGACACGTCGGACAGCTTGGCCGCGTAAGCCAGCTTGCTGAACTCCTCCGTGGAAATGCCTACCTTCTGCGCGGACTTGCTGAACTCGTCCATCGTATCAATGGAGCGACGGACCGCTTCCTCGACCGCAACAAACCCGGCCACGATGCCCGCGCCAATGGCAGCACCCGCCGCCGTGGCCGCCTTGCTGATCTTGTCCATCGTCTGCTCGGTTAGGCGTTGCGCCTTTCCGAGGTCGTTCTGCAGGTTGGCCGTCTTGGCCTGGAGGTCAATGGTCAGCGTACCTAGCGACTGGCTAGCCATGTCCCATCAACTCCCGTGCAAACTGTTCAGCCTCGCTCAGTGACCGGTAAATCGGCCACGGCATCATGTCCTGCATCTTACTACCCTTGTCGCCATTCATGATGCGAGTCAGGTGCCCTTGTAGCGCGGCGGGTCGATCGTATCGCCGCGTGAGGTCCATCGGGCCCCACTTGTCTCGGTACGCCAACCACCCGTTGAACTCCACCGCGCTCATGCGCGCCTTCAACTCCCCAACGGTTCCCCCGAGCATCGTGGCCAGCTCGTGCCACAACTCCTCGAGGGGCGTTAGTTTTTTACCTCGTCCGCCGGGGCGTCCACGTCGATCCCGTTCACGCCGTAGGCAATCTTGATCAGGACCTTGACGAAGCCTTGGTCGATCTTCTCGAGCTGGGCGTAAGTCGGCGCGACCTTACCCTCGGCATCAAAGCGGACGATATTGCCCAGCACGACCAGTTCCTGGCGCTGGCCTTCCTTCACTTCCGGCTTGACCACCTGGTCGAGGAAGCGGGCGTAGCTGTGCTGGACGAACCACATCCGCACCGTCTTGCCCTTGTACTCGACATCGTGAGCGACCGGAGCGTCCGGCGCATAGGCGCCAATTTCTTCAAACGGGTTCATGGGTTTCTGCCTGTCAGTGAAGATCGCACCGACCGGGGCGGCGTCCAGGCAGGAAGCGCCGTGGCTCCCCGGTCGGTGCGAAAGGGTTACGACTGCGGGTTGAGCGGCGTGGTCGCCTTGTGGATGACCACGGAGCCCGACCGCTGGATCGTGATCGGCGACTTGACCACGTTATTGGCCGCGAAGTCCATGCCAAACTCGGCCACGTAGCCGGTGAACTCGACGAACGAGCGCGTCGCCGGGAAGGTGACCGTGCCGCCACCGCCAACGGTCGGGCGAGGGCGTGCGTCCGGATCCGTGCCGGCAACCGAGCCGTCCGAGAAGCCGACGTAGAACTGGGTATTGGCGCGGCTGTCGCGCAACGCCTGCAGCTCGTCCAGCGAGGCGTCGTTCACGTCGTAGTTGGTGCTGGAGGTCACCTGGCCGGGGCTGGAGAGGCCGCCCACGTAGGTACGATCGGTCAGCTCGGAGAGGCAGGTCGTCTCAACCTGGTCGGCCGTGCCGGCGCCGACACCGGTGATGTCCGTCACGCAGTTGACGCGCAGAATGGTGGGATCGCCCGTACCCTCGGCGGGGACGAGCACGTAAAGGTCGCTGCCTTGGGTCTTCATTACCACGGGGTTATCCTCGGTGTGTCCAAAACTCAAAATCCATACGGTAGCGGTAGCTTACCGTATCGGGGTCGCGTTCGGTATTGCCAAAATCGACCATGTACCCATGGCCCTCAAGCACGTTGCGGATCGCGTCCGCCACGCTGTTCACGCTGGCCGCGCCATTCTTACCGGCGCCGCCGTCACCCCAGCAATCTATCTGCACGCGCACGTCGTCGATGTCCGGGCGGTCCGCCAGATACACCTCGGGCGTGCCGGAGATAATCTGCCAAGTCACGTAGGGGTAGACCGGCTTGGCCGGCGCCTCTCCGAACGGGTAGACGCGCGTGTTGGGCGCCGCGCCGAGCAGCGCGGTAACCGCTGCATTACCGGAAAGGATGGGAAAGAGGGGCGGGATCATGCTTTGAGCGCCTTGGTGACCGCGCGGGCCAGACTGGCTCGGAAGCCCTCGGCGATGGCGTCAATAGCCTCCCCGGCCTTGGCGTCCAGCGAGGGGCGCAGGAACGGCTGGGACTTCTGCTTCTCCGTGCCGAACTCCAGGAAGCGCCAGTAGGCGGGCCGGGTCTTGAGGTCGGTGGTCTTGCCAACACTGCCAGCCTTGCGCGTTTTCTTCGTACTTTTCTCGGTCAGCGCCGCGCCGCCCAGCACACCCACGGAATAGGCGATGGCGATACCCGCCGGCTTGCGCTTCCGCTTGCGGACCGCAATCTGGTCGCGAATGAGCCCCACGGTGCGGTCATCGGTCGGGTTGCGCAGGATCGGCGCGCGGCGCTTCGCCTCGGCCGCAATAACCGCCGCGCCCTTGCGCATGGCAAAGGGGGCCGCGTTCTTCGTGATCGAGTCGGGCAGGTTGGCCAGCGCGTAGAGCACATCGTCCAGGCCTTTGATGGTGAAATCAGCCATTGGCCACCTCCCACGCCAGACCTGACGTGATTTCCTCGAGCGTGAACTGGCGCCAGGCCAAGCGGTGCAGCCAGGGCTCGCGGTTCGTTTCGTCGATACCGTACGCCATTCCACCCGCGTCTTCCACATGGGTGGGCTTGCCGGCGAGCAGCGCGTCGACGCCAGCATTGGAATTCCATGTCACAACCAGCCGTGCGCCGGCGAGCGCGCTGTCCAGGTTGCCCACCAGGTCGATGGCGCCACGAACGGGCCGAGGTTGCTCGCGGCGGTGCGCCAGCGGATGGCGACGGAACAGCGCGTCCGGGTGGAGCGCAGCCTGCCGCTCGTACCACGCATGGAGGTCACGACCCTGCAGGCTCATATCGCCCGGCACCTGGCCGCAGATGAGCGTGTATTGGCCGGCAGGATTCCACTCGCGGTAGAGGTGGTCAAAATGCTGGCGGAAGCGCTCGCCGTGGTCGTCCACAATGGGCATCTCGCCGCGATTGTTCAGACCGTTCCACGCCAGGCTGGTCCAGTTGAACCGGTCGCCCAGATAGCCGCGTTCCATGACGAGCACCTGGGCGCCACGGTCGCGATGCTGCACGCCCTCACGCCAGCCCCAGCAGATGACCGTATCGTCGGGGCCGGTGTTGGCCGCGCGGTGCGTCAGCGTGCTGCGCAAACCGTGACGGAGCAGGCCGGCCGCCATGGCCGTCGCGTGGGTCATCTGGTGCGGGGCGCGCGGGCTGGCGATCAGGGTAATCAATCTTGCGCCCTCCGCTCTTTCATCTTCTCGACGAACGCATTGAGCCGTGCCTGATCGAGGTCGGTCCAACTTGGGGTGCTCGGAGCCAACCCATTCTGCCGCATAACGCAAGGGCAAAAGGCGTCCAAGCCTTGCGGACCCATGCAAGCGCAGAATTTGAGATCCGCAACGCTCATACGATTACCACTCCGATGCCCATAGCCGACCCGGGCGAGACGAACTCGACCACGTTGGCGCCGCTAGCCTTGATCTCGGCCCACAAGCGGGGCACCTCGACGCCGCGGCGCGTGACGCGCTCGAACTGGCCTTCACCAACAATATCGTGGAAGGCGATGATCGGCGCCAAGTCGCGGTACGCTTCCCAGTCGGCCTTCACGCCCCCGTAAGTGTGGTCGCCATCGATCAGGATGGCGTCGTACGGGCCGTAGCTGCGCACCATGCGCTGCGTGCCGTCGGATCGCGTATCGCCCAGGATCATGCGGGCGCTATGGCCTCGCGCATTGAGCGCGTCGATCGCGTTGGACAACTGGGCACCGGTGGTCGACTTGCCCCACAATCCTCCGGGGAGGTCCACCGCGACACCGCTGGACTGTGCGCCGAGCGCGGACAGCACATGAAAAAACGTATCGCCTTCTCTACTTCCGAGCTCGCAGTACTTGCGGACGCCGGCCGCGCGCAGGTAGTCGCAGAACGCCGTCAGCTCTCCCTCGTCCTGCGATGCGCGGCGGCCGGAGAAGGTGGTCAGCATAGAACGTCCTCGGGGTCGGCGAACGGGAAGCACGCAAGGGTGCTGATCGGCGAGCAATTGAAAATAGGGACGCCGGTCCAGCGCGCGAAGGCTTTGCGCATCATATCGAAACGCGCGGGCAATGTGTTCTGCAAGGGCGCCGGGTGCGGGCCGAAATAGTGCGTCCCTGCCAGATCCACGCCGAACAGGAAAATGCGGGTCGCACCGAGCAACTGGGCCACATGGCAGCCAAGCAGGCCAGAATTGGTCGAAGTGGGCAGCGCGAGGCGCTCGGCTGCCGGCACGTCACGCCCGACGGTGAAGCGGCGCCCGGCGAACTCGCCCGCCTCGGGATACGCGCGCCACCACGCCGCGTCGCTGGCGGCCAGGGCCTTGGCTTCCGGCAAAAGGCGGTACGCGTCGCTCACGGCGACCACGTTGTGACCTACCGCTCGCGCGGCGAGCTCGGGCGACATGCTTGGCCCGGTGGCCATGACGAGCCAGTCAGTCACGGAGGTTGTCTCCGAGCGTGTACGGGGCGGTCACGTACTCCAAGCCGCTGTCCTTGTCAGGCAACCAGCCGGCGGGGTTCATCACCTGACCGTTATGGACGACGCGCAGATTGGACGCCAACCCGTCGCGGTAACGGATGACGATCCGGCCGGTGATGGACGACTGGACCGCTGCGGCCTGGATAAATTCGCGCGTGCTCAACGGCTCGATCGCGGCCCACACCTCGGCCACGAGTTGCCATGTGGTGATAACGCCGCCGGTGTCGGGATCGCGCGTATCCACCGGCTGCTCGATCCGGACACGGTGGCGCAGGCGACCGGCGGCGAGGGTCATCGGAGAGTAGGCATTCTGAGCGGATAGAGCAGGGAGGTAACCGCCGGCGGCAAGTAGGCGAACTGTCCGGCCCAGTTGGTCGTCTGGTCTTCGCCGCGGTTCGAATAGAAGTCGCCGAGCAGCAAGAGCGTGGCGGCCATCACCTCGTATGGAACGCCGATCGGGTCGCCGGCGGTGTCCAGCGGCACGAAGCCAGCCGTGTCCAGGAAGCTATCCGCGCCACCGTCCAGGTAATTGATGACCGCGGCCGACGCGGCGGCGATATACAGGGGCAGCATCGGGTCGGTGTTGTCCGCCCGGACGTGGTCGGACGCCTGCTGGAGCGTGACCAGCATCATGTGCGGTT